TTACCATGGATAATGTCTTCACCGGGCGCTAAATTATTAAATGCATCTACAATCTCATTTATTTTATCAGGCCCATAAGGCATATCAGGAAGACCAGCACTTATATCAAAACGACTAGAAGCGTATTTATTTAAAGCAGCTCCTATATCACGTTCTGCATAATCTTTTAAGTCTACCAAATAAATTATAGGGTGAATGTCAGATAAACCATAAGCAAAATCATCAAATGAATTATTGTTTAATTGTATTATCTCATCTTCTTCGAACCTAACGTTTTCCTTATCGTCTCCTATTTTTTGATAATAGTACATAGTCTGCCCATGTTCATTCCTCTTAACAAACATGTTCTGACTAGACCTGAGGACTAAATTATCTCCAGTCCATTCCAAGTAGCTAGTACCAAAAATACGTGCATTCCTTAACCACCCGTATAAAATATTTTCAATGTTTATATCTCGAAACATTTTTTCAAGTTCTTCACGGAGGTCATCATCATCTGTAACTATATCAAAATTATCTTTAACAGCATATAGGCAGGGTAAATCAATTAGAGTTCTTATAATTGGGTCTGACAAGTATATGTTCATATAGGTTCTGTTCTTACCTATGTGAGGTTCATAATCCTTTTCTTGTCCGAACCCATATCCTCTATTAAATTTTAGGCGTTGGATAACACCCGCACCGTAGCTTCGGGGGTCGTCTTCTTTATACGAAGGATTGCTCCCAACGGATGCAAACCTGCGTCTAACATTATCTATAAACGACATGGCTTTAAATAACTAATCATTGTGAGTATATAAAGTTTTTGTTCCGATTTACCTATAAACCCCTTAAAGGTTGTTTATTAAGTGCTGGATTTCGACGTGTTGTTGTAAAAAGTGGACCATGAGAGTGGCGTTGTCTTCCCAAATCTTGAGATTTATTAATGGGTTTAGAAACTATGGTTTGACCAAAGTTCCCACTCATTGGGAGCATACTGAGAGTAGCATGAATAGCCATCGCTGAACTATCACAGTAGTCATCATGCTTACCTGTAGGAGCTGATATCTTTTCTGTTTTGTTTGCTATATCCATAACATATTCTAAATCTATATGCTCACGCGTCCACTTGTGTAAACACTTAGCCTCTTCCCCTTCCAACAATTTTGGGTTGGGTACTCTTACTCTTCCTTGTTGTACATATGATTGGAAATCTCTATACATTTGAGTCTTAGTACCTTTAGGACCTCCAGTAAAAACGAAAGGAACGAAATGAATGCCAGCATTTATACACGCCAGTCGTAAATCTTGTTCAACCGCACCCCCAATACCAGTACAATCCACAATAAGACGAGAAGCCCCAAGCTGAGTGGTAACATCCATAATACGTTTACGTTGGTATGGAATATCGTGTCCACCAGTTCTGGCATTGATTTCTTCAATGTAAACAAGCCTTGCCAAATTATCGTCATCAGATTTTTCAAGAGACCATGCACTAATGACAGTAGAATTAACAGATTTGCCAATGTCAACACCAACAGTAATACTGCTTCCTCCCTCGACTCCATCTCCATCCAGTCTAGTAAGTTCGTAATCATCATAACATCCTTTTATTTTTTCTGGATTAAATACATTCGATACAGACTCTACAAACTCACATTCGTATTCCGTCCTCCAGTAGATGGAATCTTCCCCCCATTCCGTCATCTTTTCCAACATATCTTGTTCAGTGTAGGGTGCTGAATAAGCATCTCCCGGTTTCACTGCATCACGCCATGTGAAGTGTAATCTTTTAAATGTATCAGCATATCCATCATCATACAGATATCTATACATATGATTCTCTTTTGACTTTGGTGTACCTAAATTTATGAAGGGGGCCCTATTTGAAACTATCGATGGTTCTACGTTATCTATAAATAGTCTATCGTCGATGAGAGGAGACTCATCAACTACTAAGAAGGTAGGGTGTTGTCCGCGAATAGCCTGTCCTTGGTTACTTGGCGCCAATGGAGCCCTTCTCATTATTGTGCCCCCTTTAAGTGTTATGTTGGGCTTATTATGAAACCGATAGTTCTTAACTAAGCCATTTAGGAAAGTATTGTCAGCAAAGTGTCTGTAGACGTAATTGAATATCAAAGCGGCTTGGTCTTCTGTAGGAGCCAATATAAATACTAAATCTCTAAACCTATTAAAGAACATATATATAGTGACTGCTACAGACAATGCAAAGGATTTACCACTACCACGTGGGGCTAGTATAGCTAACTTGGTCTGTCTTCCATCATCTCTGGTTAATAGGGATTCTAAAATTATTTCCTGTTGAAGTGGTCTTAATCGTAATGGTCGTTGTTTTCCATCGATAAGGTAGGCACTACAGAAAGCAAGTAACAATTTACGCATCTTTTCTTTATCTTGTCTACACTTATTGAATATATCCTCTAATCCCTTTGAATCTAATCCGCCTTTACCTGTCAGGATTGTCTTTAGGTGTTTTTGGTCCTTCATCATTTGTTAATTCCTCTAAAAATGTCCCAAATTGCTCCGTACTTTTTTCTACGTCTGTAGGGACTTGAATATTTAATGCTCTGAATTCTGTATGTATGTCTTTAACGATTGTATTTCTTTGGCGCAAGAGCTCTGTTCGAGCGTTAACATCCCGAATACATATAAGAATTTCCGACCACAAAACATCTTCAAGAGCAAGATTGCGCGCCAGAAGACGAACAAGCTCTTTATGACGAGCATATTCTGCTTCTCCGACTCTCTTACGCAATCGCTTCTCGTATTTCTCAACGTTCAAAGTGATTTGCCTTCTACTAGGGAAGCTTTGACTTTAGACTTAACCAATGCGGCTAACTCATCGTCTTTCTCATCCCATGCAGTAAGCAATATATTTCGAACTAAAGAGTCCTTTATGTGCTTCTGAGCTGCTTCATCCAGCTTCTCGAATGCTTTCATCTGTGCTTTTGTTAAGTTCTTATCTAATAAGTCCATTAACTCTGCTTCATTATTCTTTAAGTATTTAAAGACTAATGCTTTAACTGCTGGGCATGTATAAGCGATGTATGCGCTTAAACCTAATACTAAGACAGCTAAACCAGCTAATAATGGGTTATCCATTAAAGCGTCTAACATTCCAGATTCTTCTACAGTATCAATGAGTGCGGTTACATTACCGTCATCGTTTGTCTCATTTGCTGTGTTATTATTTGTTTCATTCATATGTTGATATCTCCATATATTGTGGGACTCCCACTAGGCACTTGCGTTAAGTATCCTGTGGAGCCTTGGCCCTTTAGTGAGAGCCCATACATAAGTAGTATGTCTACCTATATAAAGCTTACTTCTTACGAAGTTTGCCGTCTTTACCACGATAAGCTTTTTCGCCCTTCTTCACCCTACGTTTCTTGGGTTTCTTGCGGGGAGCACCATTCTTATTTCTTCTTACCACGTTTATTAGCCTTCGGTTTTAATTGAGGATATTTCCTATATACCGCAGCTCTAATACCTGCGGGGCGTGGTGCATTATGAGCCAACTTTAAAGCTGACTTAGCTCGCGTTAACGAATTGATTGGATAGCTTCCGGCTGGCGCGCCTCCAGAGGGTCCGGCAAATGCCTTTACCCCTTTATACTTTCCTACATTCGAACCACCTTTCTTTTTGCGTGCGGCTGCTTGCTTTTTCTTGGCTGCTGTTTTCTTCTTAGCTACCATTGTTTATAATGTGTTTCTTAAAGAACCCTTTGCATAGTTCTTTTTATCCGCTACATAGTCGGCGTTAGGTGTAGGCATTACATCGGAACCATCCATGTAAATTGGTCTTTCATCTGCTGTGTCAGGCTTTTTAACATCCTTATAAGATGTAATAGGTTTCTTATAACTCATCTCATCTATCTCTGCCTTATCCGGTTTAGGAAAGTCTAATTTTAAATCTGGGTTGTTTCCGTGAAAATGTTCACCTTTTAGTTCTGTATCTTCTACCATATTTATTTCTCCTCGCAACATTTACAGTTGCCCTTTTCCAATGCACTCA